TATATCTCCCCGATGCAGTCCGAACCGATGCTGGACAGTCCGTTTAAGACCCGACCTGATCCGAGTCAATGACAACTAAGCCCAGAAAGCCCAAAGCCCTACGAGGGGCAACCAAGCCAAGGCTTCACAGCCCACTTCTCAAGGGTCAAAACAAGCTGCAAGATGTCAAAGACCTTTGCGAGATCGTAAAAATTCCGCTCATGCCTTGGCAGGAGTTTGTGCTCAAGGACATGCTAACTGTGGACAAAAAAGGCATGTGGATCCGTAAGACAAACCTGATTCTCGTGGCTCGGCAGAATGGCAAGACTCACTTAGCGCGTATGTTAATCCTCGCCCACTTAATTAAGTGGAATACCAACGTCCTAATTATGTCCTCAAACAGAAGCATGGCACTAGATACCTTCCGGCAGATCACTACCCTATTGGAGACAAATGACCACCTCAAAGGATTCGTTAAACAGATCCGACACGCTAACGGAACTGAGAGTATTGAAATGCTATCTGGAGCAAGGCTTGATGTCGTTGCAGCAACTAGAGACGGTTCTAGAGGTCGATCAGTCAATGGACTGCTCTACATTGATGAAATCCGAGAGATCACAGAGGATGGATTTAGAGCTGCTACTCCTACGACTAGAGCTCACCCAAACTCTCAAACGCTACTTACCAGTAATGCTGGAGATGCGTTCTCAACTGTACTCAATGACCTACGAGAAAGAGCCATAGATTACCCTCCCAAGTCATACGGATTCTATGAGTATTCTGCGCCACAGTATTGCAAGATAAACGATAGACAGGCATGGGCTTTGGCTAACCCTTCTCTGGGGTACACAATTACAGAAGAAGCCATTGAAGAAGCAATAGCAACATCGCCTATTGAGAATACGCGCACTGAAACTCTATGCCAGTGGATAGATTCGCTAAGCAGTCCTTGGCCGCATGGCGTACTAGAAGACACATCCGATAGCACGCTGGAAATGGCTGTTGGGGCTTATACTGTATTCGGTTTCGATGTCAGTCCGTCTCGTAGAAACGGAAGTCTCACCGCTGGTCAATTACTTCCTGACGGACGGATTGGCATCGGGATCTTGGAGACTTACAGCTCTCAGGTTGCCATAGATGAACTGAAAATGGCAGCAAGTATAAAGGCTTGGTGCGACATTTATAAGCCTCGCCTAGTCTGCTTTGACAAGTACGCCACTCAGACTATTGCAGATCGCCTGGCTAATGCTGGCGTTATAACCGAGGATGTCTCAGGGCAGCAATTCTATAAAGCCTGTGGCGATCTATTAGAAGGCTTGGTCAATCATCGCGTTGTCCACAATGGACAAGCTGAACTGATTCAACAGATGAATAACTGCGCAGCAAAGGTTAATGACTCAGCGTGGCGTATCATAAAGCGTAAATCCGCAGGCGATATTAGCGCCAGTATCGGATTGGCAATGGTCGTGTCCAAGCTAATGATCCCTGCACCTAAGCCACAGATATATACTTAGACACGCCCTATTACATTGTCTAATTGCTTGACAAATGCTACAATTTCTGTCTATGGGTATCTTTTCGCGTAAGCCGGAAATATTACAGGCACAGCTCGCGCCTAAGATTATGGGCGATGGCATCAACTCAATCTACAATTTTACATTCCCTGTGATTGGTAGACGAGATGCTATGGCTGTACCTGCTATCAAGCGATGCCGCGATCTTCTCTGCACAGTCGGATCTATTCCGCTAGAGTATAAAAAGAAATCTACTGGAGAAGCTATTGCAGCTCCACGATGGGTGCATCAACTATCTAAGTCACAGCCGCAATTTGTTACTGTCAGTTATTTGGTCGATAGCCTTCTATTCTTTGGGCAAGCCTTTTTAGAAGTTACAGAGACTTATCAGGAGGATAATCGCCCTGCATCTTTCGAGTGGGTTGCTAACACTCGCATTACTTTTGATCTTGATGTAACTAACACATTTGTAACACAATATTATGTCGATGGATCACCACGCCCGATGTCTGGCCTTGGATCTCTAGTTACATTCCAAGCATTTAACGAAGGCGTACTTACAACAGGTGCAAGAACAATTCAAGCAGCTATCGATATCCAGAAGGCTGCTGCTGTAGCTGCTCAAACTCCGATGGCTACTACAGTGTTAAAAAATACAGGAGCAGATCTTCCACCTTCTGAAGTTCAAGGCTTACTAGCATCATGGAAGTCCGCTCGTCAAAATCGTTCGACTGCATATTTGACTTCAACTCTTGAGGCGCAGAATATTGGCTTCAGTCCTAAAGACATGATGTACAACGAGGCAATCCAAAATCTTGCAACTGAGATTAGTCGATTGTGCGGCATCCCTGCTTATTACTTGTCAGCAGACCTCAACACATCTATGACATACGCAAACATCATAGATGAAAGAAAACAATTAGTAGCACTAGCGTTTCAGCCATACATCTCTGCAATCGAGCAGCGTTTAAGCATGGATGATATATCTACTGCTGGTCACTATGTAAAGTTCGATTTAGATTCTACATTCTTGCGCGTTGAACCTATGGAGCGATTGCTAGTTATAGAAAAGATGCTTTCACTTGGTTTAATTACAATCGAACAAGCTATGCAGATGGAAGATCTAACACCTAATGGAAGCGAAGGCTAATGGAAAACTTATACATTGAAGCCACAATGATTGAGTGCAACGAAGAAAAGCGCGAAATCACCGGCAAGATAGTGCCCTTTGGTAATGATGAAATTGGCAGCACTAATCTTGGATCTTATACATTTGAGGCAGGATCTATTGAGATCGCAGACCCAACAAAGATTAAGCTCTTATCACAGCATGACATAAAGAAGCCTGTCGGTCGCATGATCTCAGCTGAACAAAAAGAAGATGGCATTTATGCAACCTTTAAGCTAAGCCGTTCACAGGCTGGCACAGATGCCCTTATTATGGCAAGCGAAAATTTGGTTTCAGGTTTAAGCATAGGCGCAGAGATCCTTGCATCTAAGCCATCACGCAACGGACACACAGTCGTAACAGCGGCTAAGTTAAAAGAAGTTTCTCTTGTAACAGAGCCAGCATTTAAGTCGGCTCAGGTGCTAGAGATCGCAGCAGAGGAAGTTACCCCTGCTGAAGAAAACCCAACTACAGAAAGCGAGACAGCCGTGGAAGATACCACTTCAGCAGTCGAAGCAACACCTGCAGTAGAGGCAGCACCTGTCGAGGCTGCTCGCCCTACTGTAACAGCGATGTACTACACATCTCCAAGAATCGAAATCACAAAGCGTAACTACTTGGAGAACACACTAAAGGCTAACCTCTTTGGTGATGATGAATCTCGTCAATGGCTACGCGCTGCTGACAACGATCAGACAACAGGTGCAGGATTTATCCCAACACCACAAAGCACACAACTACTTAACTTCTTGTCTAACGCAGATCGCCCAATGATTGATTCAGTTTCTCGCGGCACAATGCCAGAATTTGGAAAAACATTTGAGTTGCCTAAGATTACTGAAGTGCCTCTAGTTGATCAAATTGATGAAAATGGTGCTGTTACAGAGTCACAACTCGAAGCATCATTTATCACAGTCACAAAGAAGTCCTTTAAGGGTCGCGCAATCACAACTCTAGAACTGCTAACAAATTCAACACCTGCATTTCTAGATGAGCTTCTTGTTCAGATGGAATTTGCTTACGCAAAAGATACTGAAGAATTTGTAACAACAGCCATCCAAAGCGCAGGTACTCTTAACGCAACAGCACAGGCTAACTCAGCAACAGGTTTGCTAAGTTATGTATCAAGTGCAGCGGCAGCTGTTTATTCAGCATCACTTGGTTTTGCTCGCAACATGGTTGTCACACCAGAGCAGTGGGCTAACATCATGTCATACAATGATTCTGGTCGACCAATTTACATCGCTGCAAATCCTCAAAATAATGCAGGAGCACTTTCACCAACAAGCCTGCGCGGTAATGTTGCAGGTCTTGATCTTCGTGTATCTCGTTACATGAAGGGTTCTGGTGG